CTTAGATCCGTTCCGTGAACAGCTCGCGGGACTCAAGCAACTGCATCAAAGCCTAAACAAGCACCAGGATCAGAAGCCAAAACCGAAGCCGGTTTATCCCGAAGATGATGTGATCTATTTCGTCCGCCACGGTGGAGACGGGATGATAAAGATCGGGTACTCATCCGATCTCAAAGGCCGGATCGACTCCATCCAAACCCACTGTCCGGAGGAGATTGTCTTGTTGGCGGCCGTCCCAGGGACCCAGAAGGATGAGCGTGCCCTGCACAAGCGTTTCTCCTATCTGCGTTACCGTGGCGAATGGTTTCGGCCCGAGTACTTTCTGCTGAAGTACATCAAGAGCATTGGTGGTCCAGACCTCGAAGAATAAGAAGCCGGGTCGCAAAATTGATCTGGACCTGGCGGCCAGGATTCTTGTTGATGCCCGCTACATGGGTATGGATGCCGCTGCGGCACGGCACAATGTGTCGTCGATTACCGCGAAGCGTTACGCGGTCTTAGCGGAATCTGATCCGATACTGAAACAAAAAGTCCAAGAGAAACTCGCGCTCGCAGAGACTAAGCTCGACGGCAATTGGATCGAGTCTTTGCCGGGGGCCATCAAAGGGCATGTGGAGTTTTTGCAGCGCGCGAGCCGCGTTGCAGACCCCCAAGATCCCAAGGCCATCTACTCTATTGCGGGCGCGCTGAAGATTCTCACGGACGTAGCACTTACGAGTCGCGTAATTGACGCTCGATTGTCTAACACAGATCGACCGGACCGAGAGGAAGCTGGATCGATACCTTCCTCCGAAGAAGGCAGCCCCACGATCCTCCAGTAAACCCGCACCTCCAGAGTCCCTCGCTGAGTTTATCAAGCGCATCGCGCCCGATCACGCGGATCCAATACCGTGGCACCTCGGCGTTCTGATCGACTTGTACGAGCGGGCCGCGCGCCAGCAGACGTTTGCGATTGTTTCCTTTCCGCCGCGGCACGCCAAGAGCACGACGGTCCGCAGAGCAAAAGCTTGGAGCATCAAGCGATACCCTGATCGACTCAACGGCCTGGTCATGTATGCCGGCCCTGCTGCGCAAGCGCAAAGTCGGCAGATCCGGAAGCTGGTTCGTAGCGAAGGCGTCCAACTCGAGCCCGATGCTCAAAGCGTAGGCTTATGGCTTACACCACAGGGCGGAGGCCTCGCGGCTACTGGTATTCACGGACAGCTCACCGGCAAGGGATTCGGTGGGATCATGACCCTCGACGACCCACTCAAGGGCCGTCAGCAAGCCGAGTCTCCGCGAGAACGAGACAAGGCTTGGGAGACTTTCACGGACGATGCCTTCTCGCGCCTAGAACCTCCGTGCGGCAGCTGCATTGTCGTCGCGACGCGATGGCACGGTGACGACATCCCTGGCCGCATTCAAGAGCGGATGGCCAAGGATGGCTTTCCCGAGTTCGAGATTATCAACCTTCCGGCGATTCGCGATGCAGTCACCAACAAGCCATCAGATGATGGTCTGGCGCTTTGGCCAGAGAGATTTCCACTCGACAAACTTCTGCCCATTCGAGCGACGCTGGGTCCTTATGGCTGGTCATCTCTCTACCAGGGCGGTCCGATCCCGCGTGGTGGCAAAGTTTTTGGAGACCCAGTCCGGTACGTCGAGCCCAAGCGAGACGGAGCCAGAATTGTTCTAAGCATCGACGCTGCGGGCACAGAGAATACACACAGTGACTACACCGCAGCGGTAGCGCTCGCAGTAACCGGCTATGGCGACGAGATGGTTGCAGACGTGCTCGAGGTCTGGCGAGAGCAGGCCGAGCCTCAAAACGCCGCGGAGCCGCTCTATCGCTTTCAGCAGCGACATGGCGACGGATCGCTAATCATCGAATCCACAAGAGATGGCAAAGCCTTAGCCAGGGCTCTACGCGCCATTGATGCACGTCTTCAGATCGTCGAGGTTCCGCCGATTGGAGACAAGTTTGTTCGCGCGCAACCGGTTGCTGCTGCATGGAATCAAGGTCGAGTACGAGTACCTATGCACGCGCCATGGCTTTCCGATTTACTAACCGAAACGTCGAAGTTCACCGGACTTGGTGATTTGCACGACGATCAGGTCGATGCGCTGAGTCAAGGATGGAACGAGGCCGCGGCCTTTGTGTCCTATGAACCTCTTCGCGGAAGACCGCGTCGTTGATTCATGACTGCACCCAAACGCAAAGTACGAGCTGCAGCATCTGAGAAGATTGTCCGCGAGCCCTCATCGCGAACGTTTATCACATGGACCGCGCAACAGATCAAAGCCGCCGAAGTTCAGGCCGATGGCGGCTCGCTTCGCCTCGCGGCGGACCTGTGCGAACGGATTTTAGGGGATGATCACATCCAAGGTGTATTAACGGCCCGCACGCGTGGCCTACTGAGACTTCCGGTTGAGTTCGAGGCTGCGGGCGACAAGCGTCGTAGCGGCAAGGCCATCAAAGCTCTTGAGGCCGGCGAAGACTTTTGGGCCGCGTATCCAGAATCGGAGCTGGGGCCACTTCTTGATTGGGGCGCATTGCTCGGTGTCGGCTTGGGGCAAAACATCCCCACGCTTCGCGACAACGGACGCGTAATTCCGAAGCTCTCCCGCTACCATGAACGATGGCTGCAGTATGATTGGAGCACTCGGTCGTGGCGGGTCACCACCGAGGACGCTGGCGAAGTCACGGCAGTGGCAGGCGATGGCCGCTGGATCATTCACACGCCCTATGGTGAGCATCGTCCATGGGTCAATGGCGCCTGGCGGTGTCTGGCTCGTTGGTGGCTGCTCAAAGAACTCGCCCGCGAAGACTACGCGCATCACAGCGAAGCGCATGGCAACCCCGCGTGGGTCGCGACGAGCGAGGTGCCCAGCACCAAGGAACTGAGGCAGGAACTTGCCAACGATCTAGCGAATCTTGGACGGGATACCGGCATAGCGATGCCTCCTGGCTTCAAGGTGGGGATCGTCGAAGCGACGGCCCGCACCTGGCAGATGTTCCGAGACCAAATGGAGCTGGCCAACCTCGGGATCACAATCCGTTTGGCCGGGCAGAACCTCACGACGAACGTTTCCGGTGGCTCGCTCGCCGCAGCACGCGTTCACCTAATCATTCGCAATGACTTGATCGCATCCGACGCCGAGGCCATCAGCACCACGCTGCACGACCAGTCTCTGGTGCTCTGGAGTGAGTGGAACTTTGGTGACCGGAACATTGCACCCTGGCCCTGCTGGCCCACAGATCCACCCGAAGATGAACTTGCAGGCGCGCAGGCGAGAGAAGCACAAGGCAAGGCGATTGTCGCGCTCAAGGCAGCCGGCGTGAAGCTTGACCCGGTGTTGGAAGAATTTGGCCTCGAACTGGACCCAAACGCTGCCCCGCCGCCCGTAGCGCCACCCGTTGGCGCAGCGCCTCAGGACAACGTACCGCCAACCGACACGGGTACCGCGGACTAACGACACTCACGATGGAAAAACAACCCGAAGTTACGTCGGTCGAGCCGACGCAGGCGCTGTTGCGTGGTGTCGAGACCGCGCTCAAGCGCCCTGTGTTGCTGGATCCGCGATCAGTCGACATGGTGCTGGCTGCGACGGTGTTTCACGTGCAGGCCCGTGACACTGCGCCCGTCCAGAGCGAACCCTTCTCTCGTGTCGGCAATGTTGCGGTCGTGGACATCCAAGGTCCCCTTGCCCAGCGTGCGTGGAGCTGTGCCGGCTTGTTTGGTGGCGACGGCTACGACGCCATTGCCGAACGCATGCTGGCCGCGATTGCAGACACCGAGACCGTCGGCGTTCTGATGAACATCGATAGCCCTGGCGGTGAGGTCAGTGCCTGTTTCGAATGTGCACGCACGATCAAGGCCGCCGCGCTCGCTTCCGGCAAGACCGTCGTCGCCTATGCGAACGAAATGGCACTGAGCGCCGGGTACGCTCTGGCCTGCGCAGCCAACCTGATCGTGACGCCAGATACCGGTGCGGTCGGATCGGTCGGTGCAATCATCACGCTCATTGATCAGAGCGTACGCGTGCAGCAATCTGGTGCCGCGGTCCATGTGATCAGCAGCGGTGCCAGGAAAGCCGATGGCCACCCCGCGTTGCCGGTCAACGAAGACACGCTCGCGGTGATCCAAGCGGAGATTGACCACATTGCGGGCGTCTTTGCTCGCGACGTAGCGGCGTCCAGAGGATTGACCCACGAAGCAGTGCTCGCCCTCGAGGCCGGCGTGTTTCTCGGGCAAAACGCCATCGACAAAGGCCTCGCCGATCGTTTGGGCGGACTGGACGTTGCACTGAAGCTGGCGGCGCGTGAACGCAGCCGTGGTCGACGACCGATGGAGCCCGGGTACGCCGTACACGCAGACGATCGACACGACGCGCAGGGCGACCCCACGCCCTTGGAAAACACGAATGCGGCGCAAGATCCGCATGGAGACAAGAAGATGAAGAGCCTGATGATCGAACTCGGTCTGACTGAGAACGCTTCGGAGACCGAGGCGCTCAAGGCTGTCAAAGCAACAGCCGCACGTGCCGAGCGTGCAGAGAAAGCCGTCGCACGATTTCTCGCAAGCACGGGGCAGACCGATGCCGACGCGGCTGCTGGCGTGGTGGATGCCTGGAAGGTCGACGCCGCTCGCGCCAAGGTGCTGGATGCCGATAACAAAGAGATGAGGGCCAAGCAGGTCGAGGCCGACGTCGATGCGATGCTGGCCGATGGGCGACGCACCTTACGTGTGCTGCCTGCCGAGGTTCCTGCCCTGCGCGCCAAGGGCCTCGAGGATCCCGGATGGCTCAAGGGCTACCTGGCTGTGAAGACCAGCACCGCGCAGATCGCACCGCTCACCGAGCCGGGCCGTGAAGGCGAGAAGGTCAAATCCTGGGCCACGATGACGCCTCAGGAAAAGGCCGACCTGTATCACGCTGATCGCGCCACCTACGAAGCGCTCAAAGCTGCTGCCAAGGCCACCAAGGCTGCGTAGTCGTCGCGCGCCGCGACGTTTCACCCGACTGATTCAGAAAAGGATTCTATAATGACAACCGGTACCACGACCGGCAGCGATCTCTTTGTCCCCGAGATCCTGCAGGATGCTATTGCGGGCGAATTCGCCGGCAGAACAGCACTCTCTGGGACGTCTGCGGTCGTGATGAACGGCTCGCTTCCGGAAACCGCACGGGGCGGTGATCGGCTCACGGTCCCGTACTTCGACGTGATCGGCGACTTCGATGATGCCGACGTCGAAACCGACGCGCTTTCACCCACCAAACTCACGATGTCCAGCGAGCAATCGCTTGTGCATCACAGCGGCAAGATGGTCGAGTTGACCGACTGGGCCAAGATGAAAGCGGCCTTTGCGGACCCATACGCCGAGATGGCGAAGCAGTTCCGCGAAGGATTTAAGCGCCGCATGGATAAGGCTGCCTTGGCCGCTGCTATTGCATCACTGCCGTCATCCATGGTCAAGGATCTGTACAGCGCCACCGTGCCCCGCAAGATCGACTACGACGCGGTGGTGGACGCTAAGCAGCTCTGGAACGACGAGCAAGAGGACATCGTCTTGCTCGGTGCACACAGCAAGGTCCAGGGCGACATGCTCAAGCTCAAGACGGGCGATGGCAACCCGTTGCTCACGATGCCGCAGGATGGCAGCACGCCCCGTTTCGTCGGGATGCCCGTCAAGATCTCGGACAAGCACACGGTCTCTTCGGACTCTCCGCCGAAGTACACCACGCTGCTACTCAAGCGCGGCGCCGTGGTGATCTGGTACAACGGCACGCCCGTCATCGAGACGTTCCGGGACATCAGCGTGCCATCGACGGCCTTCGCGATTCACACCTGGTTCATTGCGTACCGATACAAGCACGTCAGTGGCGGAACGCTGCCGGGCGTGGTGGCCCTGCGCACAAACTGATGGTATAACTACGCTATTTTAATCACGAATTCCTCTGTTGTCATCGTGGCTTTTGCGCGGTTACACGGGGGACACGAAAGCACGATGTACAGCTAGCCATGGGATATTACCTCTCGCGACAGTTTCGCAACGCGCTGCAGGGCAAGCGGGTTCTGTTGCCAGCATCGTTGTCCGAGCTGGATCAGGCTCGCGCGCGCATCGCCGAACTCGAGGCCCTGCTTGCGGTCGCAACGGTCCATGCGCCCGCTCCCGAGAAAGACAGCGCGGGGCGCCGGCCTCGAGGCTAGCCGACCGTGGGGTATCCCACGCTGCGGCGTCTGTATCTCGCCAACCGACGCTCCGCGCTTTCGCTGGGCGACGCTGGCATCGGCGCAGTCGGCTTTTGGCGCTGGAAGCAAGAGCAGATCGCCTGGCCGGATCTTCCGGCTACCTTCCCCTCGCGCGCAAAGCTCATTGCCGAGGGCTACCAGACTGTTCGTGACCTTGATGGTGCGGACGTTGATGAGCTCAGAGAAATAGGACTTACCCGCCAGCAGGCCCTCGCGGTTCTTGCGGCGATGCAGGAGTGGCCTCCCATGATTACCAAAGTATTAAAAGGCTACCAAGAACAGGGCGGCCTCTTCGCAGGGGCTTTCGACGCACCGCTGGTACCGTCTGCCGCTCGAACGGCTTCGGGGACTGGTGAAACACTCGAAGTTGGCGACGAGCATACACTAAGGCTTACCCTGGACGTGACGGCCGCGAGCGGAACCTTGCCGACACTGGATGTGATCGTCGAAACCAGCGCGGACGGTGCCACAGGCTGGCGATCTGTCTACGCCTTTGGACAGAAGACCACCACGGGAAGCGACCGGCAAAGCTTCTCTAATTTGGATAGATTCGTGCGTTGTAGCTGGGTTATCGGAGGCACAACGCCTTCGTTTACCTGGAGCCTAACCGGCGAGCTCGTCTAGGCCTCGCGAGTCGACTTCGAAGCAACAAGATTGATGACCGCAACGCGGTTCTGAAACACCGGAGTAAAAGACAATGCTAGGTTCTCAAAGTCCGTTCGGGCACAGGCTCGTTGGCAGCGATGGTACACCGATCGCGTATTCTGTTTCGGCGCTCGCTGGGCTCAAGGCCATCGCGACTGCGGATCGTGTTCACGGCCAGCAGGTGCTGATTGACAACGGGAAGCGTTACCGTTTTCGTAGCGATGGAGCGCTGACCGGAGATGACCAACTCGTCGTGACGCCAGATGCGGGCACGGGCAGGTGGCAGCTCCTGGAGGGCGCTGTCACGCTAGCAATCCCGTTCACCTCCGCAACCGCAGACGCTGCCATTCTTTACACGTTCCCCACCGGGTCGATCTTTCAGCTACTCACCGCATTCTACGTGGTGTCCACGACGTTTGCGGGTGGCACCAACAGCGGAATCGGCGTGTCGTCTTCGAACCTGACTGGCTTTACGACCAAAGGTGACATCATTGCCGAGACTGTGGCTGCCGCGTTGGTGTCTACCGCGGCGGTGACACCTGGTACCATTGGGGCTGTGATGGATACTCTGACCGAACAGAAGACAGCGATCTTTACTGCCGGCAAAACCATTCGTCACGATCGAACGACTTCGGCGTTCACATCGGGAGCCGCGACTCTTTACTGCTCAGGCATATTGATCGCGAATCCTGGTGCGTGAGCTGGCTTCCGACTCCTGAGCTGCTACGCTACAGATAAGGCGGCCACAGTGATGCTACTAACACCACCGTGGCCTGTGCCGAGGCGATTGAGGCGCCTACAGCATGAAGAGGCTAGATCCCGCCAGGGCGAATAGCAATGATGAGAGAAACGAGTGGCGCGTCGCAAGGCTCGCAGCTGGCCTCTGCGGAGACTGCGGTAAAGCCAGAGATAGCAAGAGCAGATACGTATGCAGCGAGTGTTTGATAAAAAATCGACAGCGACACGCCAATCGCACCACCAAGCTTTTTGAGTCAGGCCTTTGTAAAAGATGCGGTCTCAAGAGAGATGGCGGGACAAAGACTCTATGCGTTTCCTGCAGAGATACTGCGAGAGAAGGCAGACGGTGGCACTACGAAGTCCTTAAATCTCAAGGCAGATGCACCACTTGCTGCGGGTCTAAAGAGGACAACGGCAAAACCAAATGCAACGCATGCCTTGATAAACATGTCGTACACGGCAATCGTTTTCACAATGATCGAGTGTCTAGAGGGCTATGCAGAACTTGTGGGCTGCCGAGAGGAAGCAGCGCATCGTCTCAAGTTTGCGCATCGTGTTTAAAGAAAGGCAATGCGCGTTCTGCCCAGAAAAGAAAGCAGCTTATAGAGGCCGGCACATGCGTTG